CCAGCCACAGCTTGCCGTTAGCTACCTCATCAGTAGGCGCTGTAGCACCAGAGTGGCAAGTGTCTAGCGCCTCAAGTGCGCCATTGGCGTTGCCTGTGTAAACTACCCCGTTGACGTTTGCGTCTAGGGTCCTTGTTGTGGTAGCCATGTTGGCCTCCTTTATAATTGAATGAGTGCGTAAGCCCCCCTTGAGGGGCCTACTGTTTCCTTATTGACCCACAGCTTGCCATGTGACTAGCTTGGTGCCACTACCTCCACCGCTAACTGTGTAGACGAAGCCAGTGTTGCTAATAGAGATTATGTTTGCCTTACTTCCACTTGAGGCACCTACAGTGTTGACGCCCACGTAAGGGACATCTGTTCCGCCAATGCCACCATAGAATGGCGTATCAAACGTAACAGTTGTGTTCCCGCCTGCGTTGCTTGAAGTACCACGCTTACGGACGTCAGCTTTGTCAGCAGTCAGAGACAACTCAGAGACCTCAATGGTGTGACCAGTAGAGCTAACTTCGCCCACAAGTCTGAACTCGAAGCCCCTCTTGAGGTAGTTGCCGCCACTAAAGGTCTCCCAATCGGACCACGTTGGCGAACCAGATGGGTCGTCTTCAGTGGTTCTGATCTGGAAGTTCACAGAGGCATCAATGTAGGGTCCAGAGAACCTGCTGACAGAAGACACAGGGTCATAGTCAGAGACTGTTGTTGTGCCATCGTTGATCACTGTTGTGATGCTTGGCGACAGTCTGATGTTCTCAACGCTGCCAAGGTCGATGCTGTTGTCAAACAGATAAGTCATAGACCGATCTAGTGCGAAGATAGGGCCAGCAAAGCGACTAACGCTAGACACTGGGTCATAGTCAGCAACAAGCACAGAACTATCGGACGTTAGCTGTAGTACACCACCAACTACCTCACAGTTAGTCTTACCCCCTGCGAAAGTTGGGTCTTCATCTATGGTGGTGATGGCATTGAAGTCAGGGCCAACAAAGGAGTTAAGGATCTTTGCAGGCTCCGCGCAAGCATTGCCAGAGCTATCTATGTGCTTAAGAAGGTAACAACCAGCAGCAAGAGGCAGTGCAGCAGTCGTAGTAGCACCACTGATGTTGTTCACTAAGGTCTGTGATGTTTCCCACCTTGGGTCTGCAATTCCTGCTCCAGAATACCTGATCTCAGACGTACCACCAGAGACAACATCAAGATCACTTGGGGTGTCCCATGTCAGCAAGATGCCTGTGTCAGTAACCTTGCTAGCCAACCCTGTGGGGTCCGCTGGGATGTCGTTAAGACCAAAGATCTCCTTAGTGCCAATCAGAGGCGTGCCTTCGTTATCGAACCAACTGATGGGCGTAATCCTGAAGTAGTAGTCTCCAGACCTGACGTCATCAAAGACGTACTCTGTGCTAACTGTGTACCCTAGGAGCTTATAGGTAGGCCCATCTTGCACCCTGTAATATTCCACACGGTAATCTCTAGGCTCTATGCCCCCATCTGGTTGCGAGAAGCTCAAAGTGGCCTTAGCTTTTACGCCAGATGCCTTGTTGGTCTGATACAACTCCTCAAAGACACTAAATGAAGTGGGAATGCCTGGAGCCTTAAACACTGGACTAGTGACAGTCACAGGGGCAGACAAGCGACCTAGTGGCGTCTGTGCCTTTACAGTGAACGTCACGTTTTGACCATTGGCCCACTCATCGCGAGCGTAGATCAAGAAACTGTCGCTACTTGTTTCACCAATGCGCTTCAGGTTTCCAACGTCGTCTGTATAGTACACGATAGCTTTGAACGAGCCGTCAGAGGGCGCAACCCAATTAAGCTCTGCCAACGCCCTACGATCACCTGCGGGACTTCCCACATTGTAAACCAAAGATGTCACAGGCTCTACAGAGAAGTCATAGGTAGGACGTGTGGAATACGCTATATCATCATTAACATTCCAGGCTAGTGTCTCGTAGTTAAAGTAAGTACACGTTAGCTTGACTGTGAAGTCAGAACTTACCTCAATAGCTTGAACCCTATAGACCTCATCAGAGATGTTGGAGGTAGCTGAAGTGATGTTAATGAAGTCCCCAGGCTCAATGTTGAGGCCCCTCTTGGTTACAGTAAGATCAATGGTCCTCACAGACCTAGCCTCACGGACGAACTGTTCAGCAGCTGCTAGTGCATGGTAAGGGTCTGTGATGCCAGCTAGGTCAAAACTACCTCTGAAGGGCTGGTTGTTGTCCTCAGTCAGATAAGTGTTGTAAGCTGTAGATCCAGTCTTAGGCCAAGTCACACTGTCTGTCTTGAAGTCCTCATGCTCATTATCGAATGATATGGTCACTTGGTTGTAACGCTCAGAAGCGCTGGGCCACTGGATATTAACATCATCGCGAACGATATCATCGTCAGTGAAGTAGTGGGCAGCATCAACCAAAGCGTCCTGTTGTGCAAGGCTTGTGGGGTACTCAACGAGGAGCTTGTACTTGCCCTCAGAACTCCAAGTAAGCTCAGAGAGAGCCATAGTAGACATAATAGCTTCAATGTTGTCCCTTACACTAGTATTAGTATCAAGAGTGATGTTGCACTCATAGAGCGGGATGTCGCGTGTTGTTGGACCACCACTGATCACACCAGACACTGCACGTCCTGTGGAGACTGTAGTGCCACAAACTAAAGCAGCCTCATAGAAGGACTTTAGGTCAACCTCAGAGGTAGACAAGCCACGACCAAAGTCAGTATTGAGTAAGTAATCTAACAGGCACCAAGCAGGGTTGTTGGAGTAAGTGTAAGTTGACGATAGGGCATAGGATGCTGATACAGTGCGAACCCTACGGCCCTTAACTATAAAGCCCATCTCTGGTGCACCGTTGTACTGTGGGTCATCACGGTCCAACTTAAAGGTTGAGGATGCATAGGCTGCACCAGTGAACCTGTTAGTCGATGGGATGCCGTTAGCTGTAGCTATAGGGTCAGCAACTCCACCGTCCCTGTGGGTTCTAATCAGATGGTTGAACCTTTGGTTGGGGTCATTGTAGTCTAGGTTGTTAATCTTGACACCCACAACACCCTCGATACCACCTTGACAAAGCGCATGTTGCACATGAAGGAACTCATTTTTAGTCCCAGATGCTGTAGTGTTAGTGAAACCTTGGTTGAAGTTGTCCGCCCCTGTTATAGAGGACCTTGTGTAGGTGCTAGTGATGTGGTGCTTTACAGTAATACCCCCAAGCAGGTTCTTACCATAGACCACAGGGAGTGGAACAGCTTCACCTGACGTGGTGAATGTAAAACCTTTGCGGGCTTCTTCAGCAGCAGCTTGTTTCGCCTTGAGTTTCTTTTGCTTCTTGTTTTGGTAGAACACTGAAGCTACAAAGACGACTGCTCTGATTATTGTAAGTGGGTCAGCCATTATACTTTACCCCACTTGATTGTGATTTCACTGCCATCATAAACCTCATCAAAAGATGTGTCTGTTGAACTCTTTTGATCCATGCCGTCTTTGGATGTGATGAAAGGCTTAACCAAGTCCAAGTCAGACATAGGCGAAGTGCCCTCTAAGACTGCCAACTTCTGTTCGAAGTCGTTAGAGATCGAAGGTTTGTCTACAGTACCTTTGTAGACCTTTAGGACATCGCTTGTAGAAAGCAGCAAGTCACCGTTAGCATCTCGAAGGGCTACATAGACATCAATAGGTTTACCAACAACATTGAACTTAAATTCTGGCATCATCTCGTTGAATAGCTCAGAGATAATGACCTTATAGCTCTCACGGTCAACGACTGTAGAGAACTTAGGGCTGTCGAAAGAGTAGAGGCCACTGTTGGCTAGGTAGGTGTTGCCCTCGTAGACAACATCATAGCTATTGGAAGTCAGGTAGTAAGTTTGTGTGAACTCCAACTTGATAAGGAAAGCGTACTCAATGAGGTCACTATCCAAGACTGTTTGAACAGCCGCTGAAAACTGCCTCACGCTATAGCCTCCACTAAGTTGATGACACCCGTACTAGACAAGATGCCGTCTGTGAACTTTAGACCACGAAGGCTGCTAACATCACGGTAGTAAGATAGCATAACAGAGCTACCAGTGTCGAGTGTGTCTGACGTTGACACAGCAGACCTCAGCTTGGGGTAGATCGACACTGGCGCTGTGCCAGAAGCTACGTCAGCAGTGACCATATAGATCTTGTCATGGCTGCTGAACTTAACGAACGAACCTTTGGAGATAACACCATCACTGACAACTGTGACAGTAGAGGCACCCGCAGCAGCGTCAGCGTCAACCACAAGTGTCGTGCTGACGGTATTAGTTAGGTCGACTGAAGGAAGCTGTGGCATCACCATAGTGCCAACAACGTTCATGTCAGTGATAACGCCAACAAGCATATCTGCCTCTGTCTCATTAGATGTAGCTGTGTTGAATGCAATCTCCCAGCGTTGAGTGCCTTGTGACGCCCGTTGCTTGCTTAGGCTAACAGTGTCAACATCATAGACTGGTTCATTAGATGTGATCGTGAGTGGAGCTAAGATCTTAGCGCCGTGATAGTAATATGCCATTTAGTTAATCCTTTTAGGTCGAGCTATTGTGTCGATGTTCATCTCTAGGAACATGATTTGCTTGGAGCGAACCACGCCCCTGTTGTCTTCAGATGTGCTAATCCAACCTCTGGGGCTTGCTATCATTGAGCCACTATGAAAGGCTACGTCTCCGATCAGTGGTCTTTTGTTCCTAATGATTTCGTAGCCACAGTGATCTAGGTAGCTCTCTACAGTGAACCCATGACGCCTTAGCTTAACCACGAAGTCCTTTACGCCGCTCCACTGGAAGCCCAGCGTAGCTTTAGAGCCTGAGCCACGTAAGGCTTTGTCGTAGGACATCAGCAAGGATGCGCAGCAGTTGACGCCATAGGTGAACTCTGTGCAAGCTTCAGTCCTGTCGTTGATCGTCTGAGTAGCAATGTTGATTGCTTCTATCAGTTCTTCTTGTGTGTAGTCCATAACATGCCTCCTGAGAGCCGCTGTGGGGCACCCTACAGTGCGTTAAGGGGATTTAGGTGCCCACCATAACCAAATGAGGCTACAGTGGGCTTATAGGGCTTATCTACGCCCGTTCTCTTTGTTGAGCATGTTGGTACCTGCTGCGATCTCTGGCATCATCTTCACAACCTCGTTGCGTGTGAGCCTTGAGACGTCGCCAGTGATGTTAATGTTGAACGTCTGTCCACCACCACCACTGCCACCACTCATGAAGTTGTCCACCTGATCCACAGGGACCACTAGTTCTCCTGGTTGGAGCATAGCTGGAACACTGTCAGCGTAAGACTTAGAGTTTGGTGTGGATGGTACGATGCCACCCTGATTGAAGCCTATTGCACCCATCAGGAAGTCAATACCTTGGCCAACTACAGAGTTGATGATCGACATAGTCAAGCTGTCCATCAGTGTCTCACCAATGGTGGACCAGTCGCCAGTTGCAATTGCATCCGACAACTCAGACTTAAGTACTCCAGCGAAGTCGTCAGCAATACCTTGTGCCCAAGACTTCTCCTCTTTGCCTTTAGTGCTCTTGCCGCCAGATCCACCACCACCAAGAGAGCCGCCCTTTGTTAGGTCCAGCTTACTTAGTTCAATTTCGTCAACCTTTAGCTCAACCCCAGCTTCCATCACCTGCACAAGCTTGGCGTAGTGAGGGTTAGCCTCATTTAGCAGATCTGTGTTTCTAGATAGTTCGTCAGAAAGAGACACGAATTTGTCGCTCAACTGTCTCATAGCTTCGCCGTTGGCCGCACCAACACGCTCTTCGTTTCCGCCAGTCAAGCCCATTAACTCGCCCAAGGCGCTGCCAGCAAGGCTGTCTTGCCACCTTGCGAAGATGATGGCCATGTTGTGGACAGCTTGCTGCCAGCTATCTTGGATACCGTTGAAGACTAAGGCAAGATAGAGACGGAGCTGATCTGCATATAAGCCTATTTTGTTGAACTCAAACTTTCCAGCGTCTGCGACAAGTTTGAACAACTGGCCAAAGCCGCCTAAGTTCTCAGCTAGGTTGCTGATCTTTTTGTAAAGTACACCAGCGGCTGCGATTAAAGCAAGAAAAGCAGACACCATAGCTAGAACCGGGTTAGCAAGCATAACAACTGTTAGGGCAGCAATTGCTGTTGCAATAGCACCTATGCCCGTCAGGATAGCTGGGAAGTCAGTAATGAGCATTCGCCAACCCTCAACTGCGTCAGCTATGAAGCCGATGAGTGGTCCGAGTGCGTTAGTTATCGTGTTTCTGATTATGACTGTCAGGGTCTGAAACTGGACGCCTAAGTTCTTTAGGTCAGCCAGTACGCTACTTTTGATCACTTGGTCTGTAGCAAGACCTAATCGTAGCATCTCTGCTGACTGGTCGCGCAGAAGTGGCAACAGCATGGTACTATCAGATGCGATGGCTTCCATATAGAACGTCATCTGCTCTTGTGACAGACCAGCTTTCTCTAGGCTGTCCACGTAAAGCTGCAAGCCCTCTTTCCCAGATAGGCCCTTGAAGCTATCAGCGGTCACGTCAACCAAAGGTGCTATCTGCTCAAAGAAGTCTTTCATAGGACCACCACCAGTTTGGAGGAAGTCATTCATCTTGTCGTTGACGTCTTTGATTATATCAGCATATTTCTCTGTTGACATGCCTATTGAGCCAAGGGCTGGATCTAGCCTCTGCAACTCTGTAGTACTCATGTTCGTCAGGTTTGAAAGGTTGCCGATCTCCTTAGCTAGATTGGTCATGCCACGCAATGCCATAGCGGATGCACCGATGGCTGCAACAGCGGTAGCGACACCCCTGACTGCCTTAGTGACGCCAGCGAAAGTCTTCTTCTGCTTGCTGCCCCATTTCTTTGTGGCAGCGTCAGCCTTGTTTAAATCCTTCTTTAGCCTAGCACTGTCAGCACTGAGGCCGATGGATAGGTTTGCAATAGTAGCCATTACTTAGACCCCCGTTTCTTGTTGAGGGCCTTAGCTTTCTTCTCGATAGCTGGCCCAAGTGTTTTACTAAATCTTGTGACCATCCCCTTGGCCTCTGCGTCAAAGGCCTTCTCAAGCATCCGCTTGGCTGGTAGGTTCATTGTGCCGAACTCTTGGTGGACAGCTCTTTTGTAGACGTTGTTGCCAAAGTATCCAACACGTCCTGCGATGATGGTTGTGCTCTTGTAGATGTTAGGTGAGTGCCTAAGCATGTCCCTCGTTGGCTTTCCTACCTTCTGTTTAACAGACTTTAGCAACCAACCATCATCGACAGGCGTACTGTCCTGCACCCTGGGCTTCAAGGGCTTAACAGCAGCCACCACAGCGGGTCTCATGGCTTGAGGGGCAGCTTTGCCACCGTACTCCTTTTGAAGTGCCACTAGGGCCTTCTCTAGATCCTTCAGGCCTTCAACCTTAATGGTGTCGTTCATGTCAAATATCCTTGTTACTTAGATGCCTCCAACAACCACGCTGGGGCACCAGCTTGCGGTAGCACAGATAGCATCTGCTGTGCTAAGTTGTCTTCCTTAGCCTTTACCCGATTAGCCTCGCCCTCGCCAAGAGAATGAAAGTCTTCCACGATTGGGAACATTTCGTGAAATTGTGCGGCAGGCGTTGCGTTGTACTTCTTGCCAGACGCTACTGCCACAGCAACCTCCTTCTGAAGGTGCTGTGAACAATATAGGGTGTAAACACTTCTGGCCTCACCATATGGACCCCACAGTCCGCCTTGCAGCGTGACGTAGAGTGCCTTGGCGTCCTCTATCGTGAGTTCATCCACAGTGGACAAGCTAGAACCATTGGCAAGCATGAAGGTTCTAACCTGAGTAAACCACTGCGTCTTTACTTTCCCAAATCTTTTGCATTCGGGTTCATGGCTTCACTAATGCCTGCGACGATCTCTTGAATGTCCTTGAGTGATAGCACAGACAGAATTTCCTCGTAAGTATCCACATCCTCAAACTTGTGACCACCTTCGTCACAGATTAGCTTTGTGAACAACTCAACGATTACCGCCTCTGGCTCGTCAGACAGACGTTCATTGACGCCACCAAAGATGTCCTGCATCTGCTTGGCTGGCATGTTGTGAATAAAGATGCCCTCAACCCCGATAGGGATTGGGCTGTTGTTCTTTACTTTGCTTAGTTTTGCCATGTCGTTAGTCCTTTTTCCAGCCACTTGGGCTGAGTGTTGTTGCATAAAATGTATCTACGTAATGTTGCGCCAATTGGATAGCTTCTTCTGCTGTCATCTCTTCAGAGGTCATCAGGCGAATGCCGATCTCAAAGACCATCTTCTTTTGGTTGCCACGGGAGAACCAAAACTCTGGCTCCTCTTGTGGATGTGCGTACTGAGACTGCTCCAGCATAGATTGCAAGATGGTGTCGTCAATCATTGTCTTAGTTTTCATTTGTTTCTCTCTTGTGAATAAAGTGGCCCCCAGCGAAACTGAGGGCCTTTAGGTTAAGCTGCGTCGATCCAAGTGATAGCACCAGAACGAGCAACAGAAACATCCATCTGGATGCGGTCGTCAATCGGCTGGTTTACCGTAGCGTCGGACACATAGCCATCAAAGGCTGCATAAGTGACGTTAGAACCCTGTGTGAACTTGATCACGAACGTGTGCTCTGAGAGACCATTGTCATCACGCAAGCTTGTGTGGACGGTGTCGTCAAGGTTAAGCGTCACGTTGAAGTCGAAGGAACCTGGATCAACTTGTCCTGGAAGCTTGCCCTTAACATCTTCGCCATAGACTGGGATGTCGATGACTGTGCGTGTCTTGTTGAGTGAGCCAATGTCAGCCACGTCAAGAACTTCGTTGCCAGATGCAGCAGTTGTTGCCATAGACGCTTCGTCTTTGACGGCATCAACAGAGGTTGAGTAGTAGAGTGTGGCGATAAAACCAGCAGCGCGACCTGTTACAGAAGCCATAGTAAATCTCCTTTGAGAGTTTGTTAATCGAGTAGAGTAATGTCAAGAATGATGCGATAGATCTTCTCGCCGTCATCGTTGAAGTTCTCAAGTGTGTTATCGACAGTTGACCTGCCAACAGTGGAGGAACCCATGGTCCCTGTGAATCCGTGGAACTCAGCAATGATACTGTCTTTTATAGCAGTAGCCTCTGAGTAGGTCTTAGTGTAGACATCAACCTGAAAGCGTGTCTCTCGCAGACCATATGATCCGCTGTAGAACGCCTCTCGAATACCACCCCTGCCACTGTAGACAACAGCAGGTAGGTTGGTAGTCTTAGCGATGGCTGGGAAGGCACGTGTGGGTGCTACTACCGTGGCTAACTTAGCCGCGAAGTCTTTAGTAAGTTGCATGTCATCTCCTTAAACAACCGTATCTTCAATCAGATCCACTAGGAACATGATCTCAGAACGCTTGCTGTGCATAGGGTCAATACCAACAACCTCAAAGTTCACACCGTCAACCTTCATGTAATCTCCCTTGACCACAGCAATTGTGTTGGTGTTCTTGCGCGTGTGGCAGAAGAACTTAGTGCTGTCCACAGTGCCAGTAGACTTAATTACATCCTTAAAGGACAGCGTATTGAGCCTGACGCCTGTGGAGAAGGAAAGGGTGCTTGCGTAGACCTCTTCACCGTAGTCATTGTAAGTAACAGACCTTGTGTAGAAGTCTGCCTTCTTTGGGTGTGTCAGCATGTTACCAACCTCTCAAAGATTGCACCAAGCGCATAGCTGTTAACTTAGTTGCATAAGATGCTTTTTCAGATGAGTTGTTGCGGTTCTCAAACAGTTCAGCAGCGACCAACAGCACGGCACGACTTACCTTCTGCGGTACAACATCAAGTGACGTAGTGTACGTGATGAAGCCAGCATAGGTGGACGTGCTACTTTTTCCAGCAGGTTGTGCTGAATACTTGATAGTTGGATACTTGCCAGATACGTCAATCCTATAATTACTGGAAGCATAAACCTGAGCGGCATTGTTGGTGTCCCAATAGTTTACTACAACACTAGATGCCGACTTGTGCGGCAAGGTTGTGTCATCAAAGTTTACCACGTTTACGCGCACAGACGTTGCCACCAGATACTCCCCAAGGAAGTCCGAGATGTATTCCTCAGCAGCTAGGAGAATACCCTGAAGCTCAGCATCGTAAGAGTTATCGCCAAACAGCAGCAAGTGGGTCTTTAGTTCTGCCACGGTAGTCTGAGACGTAGTGGCTGGGGTTGTTACTTGGTAATCCATATCTTCTCCTTAGTGTTGAGGTGGCCCCCACTCGTGAGAGCAGAGGCCAACAAGGTTAAGATAGATTAGGAAGCAGCCATCTTAAGTGTCTTAAGAGCAGAACGATCCCAGTCGGAGATGCCTGAACGCATTTCAGCATAGTAGACGTACTTACCTGGAACAGTCTGGTCGTAACGACCGATAGACGCCTGAGCACGCTGACCAATAACGAGGCCCTTCTTGAAGTCACCGTAAGCACCAGTCACAGCGTTTGCTGTTGGGGCTGCCATGTAAGGGTTCTCGAAGACAGGACGACCGAACAAGCGGAAGCCACCAAGCTCAGGGTCAAACAGAAGCTCAGAACCTGTGCCGCTGTTGGACAAAGTGCGAAGCTGGTTCATGATCTCAGAAGCGAACATGAAAGAACCGCCAACGCGTGCAACTGGGGACAGTGCGTAGTATAGGTCAACGATCTCAGCCCAAGTAACTTCGTCAGTTGCTGCTGCAACCTTACCTGCGTCCATTGTCTCCAGCTCAGTGACGTGTGCAGCAGCTTCAACAGAAGCAACTTCAGCCAACATGTCCTGCGCCCAGAACTGGTCGAAGCCTGGGATGTCGTTTACAGCTTCGATTGTTACGTCAGCACGTGCGTTGTAAGTCTGCACGATCAACTGAGTAACACCAACAGATGCTGTGGAAGTCTCAGCAACTTGCTTTGTGGCACCAGCGTTTTGTGCGTTGTGTGCGCCAGCACGAACAGGCAGATCGATTGCCTTGCTTGTGGTGTTCATTACAGAAGCCAACTGACGGATTGGGTTGCCGTCGAACATGGAGCCGATCAAGCCGAATGTCTCAACTTTACCACCAGTCACGTTGCGACCTTCTGTGATACCTTTGATCTCTACGTCAAGGTGCGCTTTACCTGTTGCTTCAACTGACTTTGCGAAGCCTTCGTTTACTGAGTTCATGATTTGGATTTCCTCTGGGGTTGCTTTGATAAGTGCTGGTGCAGGCATTGCGTCGAACTTTGCTTCGAGTGTTTCGAGAGCGCCTTTAAGTTCACCAATTTCAGCTTTGTCTGCTTTGGCTTCGATAGATGCGTCAACGTCAGCTTTTACAGCAACGCCAGAGAACTTATCTTCTACCTGTGCCTTGATTGCTTCAAGGGCTTCGTTTACTTCTTTAGACATGTTCATCCTTTCAGAGATGATGACGACATAGGTGCAGCATTCCGCCACAAGTTCTGTCATAGGGTTTTGGGTTGGTCGTGTATTAGAGCATTCCGCCCCAAACTGGTTACAGCTTAAAGCCTGCTAGGGCCTCAGCTAGTGTTTCTTTGTGCGCATCTGCTTCACGGAGGTTCTTAAGACCCTTCCAGCCAGAGAGGAACAGTGCCTCGCATTCGGACTTGGTTAGGCCACCTTCGATCAAGTGCTTCTTGAGCGCTGCTGTCTCAATCATTCCATCGTCGGACTTCACAGATAGAACCTGTGCTTGGTCGTTCGCTGGATTGAGCACAACAGAGGTCTCCACAAGCTCGATGTTGTTGAACGTGCGTCCACCATCGTCGTTCTTCTCGTAGTCTGCACTGCGGAAGCCGATAGACACTGAGCTAACAGCGTTGCGCTTCATGAGCTTATAGACATCAGAGCCTTTGGTGGTCTCTGTGTAGAGCACGCCTGTGCCAACTACACCATGCGTGTCGGCCTTGAGGTCTGTCCACTCACCAATGATAGATGTGTGGTCATGCTCATAGAACATAGGCAGCTTCTTGGCGCTTGGGTCGAACTTGGCAATGTAGCTGTCCAAGGAACCTTTGGCCATTACGTCATTGACCACATCATTGTTGCCGAACGTTGTCAGGTAAGCTGAGATAGTGCCGTCAGGGGCATCAGCTTTAGCCTCAATGTGTAGCGGAATTGATTTACTGATCATCTGCATCAGGTTCTTCCTCTTGTGGGGTTTGTGTTGGTGCCACTGGCTTATCTTCTTCAGCCATAGGACTGTAGCCCATAAGGGCACGAGCTTCGTCAACTGTAAGAAGGCCAGAGCCAACTGCATCGACAGCCACAGCGGTAGACTGCTGCAAGTCTCCACGAAGGAGGTCAGAGCTGTCAAAGCGAATGGTCAGGTTAGTGCCAGCCAACAGGCCAGCGGCTAGTTTCTGCTCAATCAAGGTCGTCAGGGGAGCTACACTGTCACGATAGAACGCTGTGTTGCGCACCTGAACGTTGCTGTACTTAGCCCCACTAAAGATCTCTAGCATGTGGCTAGGGATGCGGAAGACAGCACCAATGCGGGCTGTAGTCTGCTCCTTCAGGGACTGAATGTCACCATCAGCAGGACTGAGTGGCTTTAGCTGTTGGAAGGTAGCGCCACCACCAATGACAGCAACAGAACCGCGTGTGGTGCCACCTCTGCCAAACTTGCGTGACCAAGCGTCTGTGAACGCCTGAGCAGTAGCTGGCTCAACATCATCAGGAAAGCTAACGATGCCAGAGGCTGACGTGCCGTTGACGAATGTGTCAGCGATCAGTGCATCAACAGCATTGTCGATAGCCACAAGACGTGATGTCTGCTTTACCCGCGATAGGCCCTCCGCATCTGCACCAACGAAGTCACGAAGGTGAATGATCTCACGCTCTGTGTAGACCTTCTTGTTGAGGATGAATGTGCGCTTGCCCGACATGGACAACACAGTCTCTACCTCAGAAGCTGGCAGTGGCACTAGCTCAACAACCTTACCAGATGAAGTAGTAATCTTCTGGATGTAGCAGTTGCCGTAGAGCATAAGATCAACGACAATTCCGTAGAGAAACTCATATTGGCTTTGTGAAGCGTTGGGTGCCTCAAGCAGATCGTTGACGTAGTGTGTCACAGGGCTGAAAGACTTGTCGCCCTTCTGCATTACAGCCACTGGAAGCTGGGACACAGCGGTCCCTAATACGCTAAGGCATGTGAAGACTGTAGCGTTGGTCATCGCGCTCTCTGGCGTTACTTCCTGCGCACTGTGTGGGTTGGCACCAATAGCGAACGTGAAGTTGCTGTTGGTGATTGGGATGTCGTCGTTAGCATCAGAAGGCCGCAGCCAATCTAAGAGTGATGGCATAGTGTGCCTCCTTGTTAATCCATGTAGAACGTGAAGCTCTTTGGCTTCTCCTGTTGCAGTATTGCACGACCAATAGCCATGATCATTGCTACCACAGGGTCAATCTTTAGTGCAGGGTCTGGACCTTTGCGAACCTTGATGTTCTCATTGGCGTCAGTGTAGACCTCTGCGTTGTTAAAGCACCAAGCGAAGAACGGGTCTCCCAAGTGCTGGATCGCCCTGTTGCGAATGACAACCTCAGCTTCTTTAGCTGCGGGAGACATTGCCTTCATGCTCTGATCAAAGCGGACCATAGGTAGGCCAGCGTCAGTCAGCCGAGATGTTAGGTGAACAGCAGACCAGCTATCGAATGCGATCTCCTTGACCTGCTCCCGTTCAGCCAGATCCACTAGGTAATCGTAGACAGCATCGTGGTCTGAAACGTTGCCCTCAGTTACCCTTAGCGACCCACTTTCAGCAGCCATGTCATAGACTGACCTAACGTGCTTGGGTGCGGACCTAAAGGCTTCCTCTGGAACCCATGCTTGGAAGTCCAAGTGAAACTGTCCACCAGATGCCCACAGTAGGGCAACAGCGGTGAGATCTGACGTTGCCCCTAAGTCCATGCCAACGTAGAGCGGCATCCCCTCAGTAGACAGCGTAGGTGCTGTGCAAGCGTTCCACAGGGTCACATCCATCCAAGCCTCAGCAGTGCTAAGGAACTGGTTGCAATACTTGACCTTGAAGTTCACAGCTTTGCTAGGGATGTTTTCGGCTTCCTTCATCTCCTCTGTGAGAAACTCTATGGAAACACTTAGTCCCATGTTGGGGTTTGCCTTGATCCAGACTTCAGGATCGTTCCACTCATCACCTTCCTCTAGCTGGTAAGCCAGTGTGAAGACACGTTGGTCGTCTACTAGGCCCTCAAGCACCTTCTTGCCGTAGTCCAGAGACTTCATGAAAGGGTTGCTCTCAGCACCTGTCTGACCTGTTGTGATCATCCAAGTCTGTGGTGACAACTGCGAACCCATAGAAGACGTGACAACATCAAAGAGGTTCTCATCCTTAATAGCAGCAGCTTCGTCGATGATAGCCAAGCGGATGTTCAAGCCATCAAGTCGCTTGCTTTCCTTTGACAGTGGCCAGTAGCGTGACCATGTGTCCTTGTTGGAGATGGTAGACACAGTGCTGTTGTAGCTGGGGATCAAGCGCCTGTCTGATGTCTCAGCCATTCGGCCCGACATGTTCCAAACGAGCTTCGCCTGCTCCTTCTGCGTAGCCATAGTAACTAGCTGAGAGCCTTCGGGCCCAAAGCGCAGCTCGTAGAGGCCCACAAGGGCCAACACTGTAGACTTAGCGTTCTTACGACCAACCAACGATATTAGACGTGTGTAGCGTCTGATGCCATCGTTGAGCTTATCGACCCACCCGTAGGCGTTAGCTATCAAGAATGCCTGCCAAGGGGATAGCTCGACCTGTTGGCCTGCTACCGTGCCTTCGACGTACTTGAAGAGCTGCATGAAGCCCAGCGCGTGGTCTGATAGCTCCTCAGAGAACTCCCATCGGAAGCCCTCGTCATGCTGGTTGGTATTAATGTCGTTGAGGAACGATTGGCACTGAAGCCTGATGTATTTGTTAGCCACTATGGTGC